CAGAACCTTATAAAGATAATGCAGGAAAAAATTTTAAAGGTAAAATTAGAAAACTAAGTTCTGTACTATTGTTGTCTCAACCAGGAAAAGATTTTGAAGGAGGAGAATTTGAGATGGATTTTAGTAATGGCGGTTCTGAAGGAAAAAGAATTATTACTGAGATTAATACAAAAGGATCTTTGATTGTGTTTCCTTCTTTTGTTAAACACAGAGTTCGACCTGTTACTAAAGGAATTAGATATAGTATGCCAATGTGGCATCTAGGGGAACCATGGAAGTAAAAACAATTCCTTGTGTTATGTTTATTTCAAATGTTCCTAATCATAAAAAACATAAAAAAAAATTATTAAGTTTAATAAAAAAAATGCCTAACAAGTCTTTTAGTGCTGTGTCAAAAACTGACTGGAATCTTCCATCTAACTTTACGAGAGAGTATTTAGATTATTTTTATAGTAATGTAATAACTCCTGTTATGGATGAACAAATAAAATTTTTTAAAGCGTCAAAATGGGAAATAGTTAATGGTTGGTTTCAACAATATACTAAAACTTCTTTTCATGAATGGCATAATCATGAACATAGTAATTATACTAATGTTTATTTTTTAGAATTAAATCATTCAAAAGAAAAAACTGAAATTAAATCAGGAGAAGATAAAATTATAGAATACAAAGCTAAAGAAGGTCAAGTAATAACTTTTCCAGGTTTTTTAGTGCATAGGTCAAAACCTATTTCTAATAAAAGAAAAACCGTAATAGCATTTAATTCTGGATTTAAATATTAATTATGAGTGTAAAAAAAATAATTATTGCCGGAGGAGGAACAGCTGGATTAGCTGCAGCTTTAATACTAAGAGCGCGTTTTGAAAAAATAGATATTAAAATTATTAAATCAGACCGTGTTGGAATCGTTGGTGTTGGAGAAGGTACCTCAGAACACTGGGGTGAGTTTATGTCTGTCTGTAATATTAAACATGAAGATTTAATTAGAGAAGCAGATGCAACATTTAAATTTGGAGTTATGTTTAAAGATTGGACTCCTAAACCATACTTACACTTTGTTGATAATGATCATCGTTTTACTCTAGGACAATATGATTTTTTTTATGCTTACTGCATTGCCAATAAAATTTCATTTAACAAAATTATATCTCCTATTCTTAAAAAAAAATTAATAGGTAAAAACATTGACTGTAACTTATATCATTTTAATACTTATAAATTAAATCAGTTTTTAATTAAAAAATGTAAAGAACGAAACATTAAAGTAATAGACGATGAGATTATTGATGTTGTTTACACAGATAAAATTGAATCTTTAAAAGGAATTAAAAAAACGTACAAAGCAGATTTTTATTTTGACTGCACTGGATTTAAAAAACTTTTAATATCTAAACTAGGAGGTAAATGGAAATCTTTTAATCTTCTTATGAACGAAGGAATGGCATTTAATACAAACGATGAAAATAATTATAGTCCATGGACCTTGGCACAAGCTATGGATGCTGGTTGGCTTTGGAGAATACCTACTTATAATAGATCAGGTAACGGTTACATATACAATACTAATTACATCACTAGAGAAAAGGCACAACAAGAAGTAGAAAAAGTATTAGGTCACCCTATTAAGATAGAAAAATTTATTAAGTTTAATGATGGTTACTTAGAACGACCGTGGATAAAAAATTGTATGGCAATAGGTTTAAGTGCTTTGTTTGCTGAACCGCTAGAGGCTAGTGCAATTGGAGCATCTGTTCAACAAACATTTTGTTTTTGTAATTACATAAGTAATTATACAGAAAAAGAAATTGATAATTTTAATAAACAATGGCAAATTTTAAGTTGGAATATTCGTAACTTTGTAGCTATTCATTATTTAGTTAAAGGTAAAAATACTTCGTTTTGGAAAAACGAAAGAATAACTTTTTCGGATGAGTTTCAAGAAAAATTAAATATGTGGAAAAGAAGATTACCTATTACTCAAGATTTTCAAAATCGTTATTTAAATTTTCATGAGGTTAATCACATATATGTTTTAGAAGGAATTAATCATTTTGATCGTAAAGAAATTGCTAAAGAAATTTTTCCATATTCTACTTCCCTTCATAAAAAAATGCATGTAAAGTACATAAATCAAATTAATAGAAAGACTGAAGGGGCTATAAGTATAAAAGAATATTTAGATAGGATTCATAATGGATATTAAAAAAATTATAATTGTTGGAGGAGGAACTGCAGGTTGGATGACTGCAACTACACTCATTAAATTTTTTCCTAATAAAAATATATCTCTTATAGAAAGCCCAACTATTCCTACTGTAGGTGTTGGTGAAAGTACACTAGGTTCTATAAGAGGGTGGCAAGCTATGGTAGGTATTAAAGACTCAGAGTTTATGAAAGCATGTGATGCATCATATAAACTAAGTATTAAATTTACAGATTTTTATAAAAAAGGTGAAGCGTTTCATTATCCGTTTGGAGATCCTGTGGTTGAAGGAAATAAATCTCTTTTAAATGATTGGTGGTTTAAAAAAATGTTGTATCCTAAAACTCCGTCATCTGATTTTGCTGATTGTACTTATCCGCAAATGTCTTTGGTTAATCAAAACAAATGTTTTTTAAATGAAAAAAAAGAAATGTTGTTTGATTTTCATAGACACACTGCATTTCATTTTGATGCAACTAAATTTGGTATTTGGTTAAGAGATAATGTGTGTATACCTAAAGGAATTAAACACATTAAAGAAGATATTAATACTATTGAACAAGACGACAACGGTATTAAAACTTTAAATAAAAAACACAGCGCTGATTTATTTATTGATTGCACTGGATTTAAATCGTTACTTTTAGATAAAACTTTAAAAGAAAAATTTAATGATTTGTCTGACATTTTACCAAACGATTCAGCTTGGGCAACACGTATTCCTTACAAAAATAAAGAAAAAGAATTAGTAGGATATACTAATTGCACTGCTATTGAAAACGGTTGGGTTTGGAGAATACCTTTGTGGAGTAGAATTGGAAGCGGTTATGTTTATTCTAGTAAATTTGTAGACGATGACACAGCATTAAAACAATTTCAAAAACATTTAAAAACTAAAGAATTAGATTTTAGAAAAATTAAAATGAGAGTAGGAATACACAATAGGTTGTGGGTTAAAAATGTTTGTGCTATTGGTTTATCCGCAGGTTTTATTGAACCTTTAGAAAGTAATGGTTTGTTTTCAGTTCATGAATTTTTACATCATTTAGTTAGAACATTAGATAGAGGACCAGTATCGCAATGGGATAAAGATGTATACACAAATGCATGTAAAACTATTTTTTATGGTTTTACAGATTTTGTAGCTATGCACTATGCATTATCACACAGGCAAGATACAAATTATTGGAAAGCAAATTTTAATAAACAATGGTCAGATAAAGTTGTTAATTTATTATATGAAAGCCACCATGGATTTTTAAATCACGCTGTAAATAGAAACGCTGACTATCGTTTTATTGGTTTAGAGGGAGGAATACATTCTATTGCTGCAGGAATGAATTGGGCTCCTACACACAGTGTTTCATTAATTAAAGGTAATGTAGATCCTGACATAGATAATTGGAAAAAAATTTGGAAAGATGTTTCTAACCATTTAACTAATAGAAAAAGAAAATGGGATTTGATTGTAAAAGACGAACTTAGTTTACATAAATTTTTAAAAAAACATATATATGACGTTTAAAAAAAATAAATACATTGTTGTAAGAAACGCTGTTTCTTCAGAAATGTGTGAATTCTTATATAATTATTTATTATTTAAAAAACAATATTTTGATTATGTAAAAAATAACAAAAAATTTTTTGGTAATTTAAATAATTTAGGGGTAAGCCAAGACTCTCAAGTTGATACATATGCTTTGTATGGATCAATTGGATTAGATATGTTTTTAGATAAAACAAGACCCATAGTAGAAAAAGCATCTAAACTTAAACTAGTACCAACGTATTCTTATGGCAGGATATATAAAACAGGAAATGATCTTCGTAAACATATAGACAGAAAAGCGTGTGAAATTTCTGTTACAGTAGCTTTAGGTGGAGATCCTTGGGAAATATATGTTCAAGATGTTCGTAATAAAAAAAAGAAAGTTAAACTTCTTTTAAAAAAAGGAGACATGGCAATTTATCGTGGACTAGATTTAGTTCATTGGCGAACTCCATTTACTGGAAAAGAATGTTGCCAAGCTTTTTTACACTATAATGACCTTGACGGACCTTATGGAACTAAGTATATGTTTGATGGAAGGCCTTTTTTAGGCGCTCCTTTAATATTGGATTGGAGTAAAATATGATATATAGTGAGTTTTATGCTACAGAAATTAGGATTTTTACCAGGGTTTAATAAACAAGTTACATCTACCGGAGCTGAATCACAGTGGACAGGTGGTGAAAATGTACGTTTTAGATATGGTACACCCGAAAAAATAGGTGGTTGGTCTCAATTAGGAGACAGTAAATTAACAGGTGCAGCTAGAGGTTTGCATCACATGGTTAATAAAGAAGGTATTAAATACTCTCTTATAGGAACTAATAGAATTTTGTATGCCTACACAGGAGAGGTGTATTATGATATACATCCTTTAACTAATCCATCAGGCACAGCTATTACAAATGCATTCAGCACCTCTAACGGATCACCTATTGTAACTATTTCTTTTGCATCAGCACATAATTTTGAGACTGGTGATATAATTTTGTTTGGAGATACCTCGACATTTAGTGCTATTACAGGTTCAAATTTTGGTGCTGCAGATTTTTGTGATAAAAAATTTATGGTTACTAGTATTGTATCGGGAACAGAATTAACTATTACAATGACCGGTAATGAAGGAGGAGCAGGAGCAACTACTTCAGGGGGCATAACTTATTTTCAATACTACCATGTAGGTCCACCTGATCAAGTTGGAGTATTTGGTTATGGTATATCTCAATGGGGTGGAACAACTACAAACCCACAAACAACAACATTAAATGGTGGTTTAAATGATGATGCAAATGGTACTGGTGGATCAGGAACTACAATTAATGTAGCAAGCACAGCTAATTTTCCATCTGCAGGAACAAATTTTATACAAGTCGGAACAGAAGAAATATCTTACACAGGAATTACTGCTACAAGTTTTACTGGAATTACTAGGGCCGTTAGAGGAACAACCAGAGCTGCTCACAGCACTGGCGCAACTGTTACTAATCACAGTGGTTTTTCTGGATGGGGATCAGCAGCATCTACTACCGATAAAGTTGCAGAACCCGGTATGTGGTCTATAGATAATTTAGGAAGCACTGCTATTGCTTTAATATTTAATGGTGAATGTTTTCAGTGGAATTCAGATTTAACTAATGCTGTAACAACAAGAGCAACTATTATATCAGGTGCACCAACTGCATCTAGGGACATGTTAGTATCTACACCCGATCGTCACTTAGTATTTTTTGGAACAGAAACAACTATAGGTGATAAGACTACACAAGACGATATGTTTATTAGATTTTCTTCTCAAGAAAATATTAATGACTATACACCTACAGCTGAAAATAGTGCTGGTACAC